CCACATGACAGAAGATCAGGATGCAGTGTTTCGCCGGATGCTGGGCATCTTCAGTCCGGCCGAGGTGGCGTCCCTCCTCAACGTCCACGAGGGCACGCTCAAGCAGTGGCGCTACCGTGGCGTAGGCCCCAGCTACGTGGCGACCGAACGGCGCGTGTTCTACAGGGAAGTGGACCTTCGCCGGTACTTTGAAAACAAGGTGGTGACACCCGGTCATGGACCGGCACCCGTAATTGACGGAGATAACTACACTGAAGGGGCGGATGACAACCCGCCGTTCACGGATGTTGAGGAGATAGACCTGTGACGACCAAGATACGCAAGCCGCTTCCCGTGAAGGGGTACACGCCGCAGAGTGACGAGAAGATCGCGCTCGTGGATGGGAACAAGATGCAGGAGGAGCAAATCCTGCGGGTGATGGACCTGTATGCCGAGCGCCCTGACATCGACAAGCGCTGGCTGGCGATAGCGCGCACGCACCTTGAGATCGGGTTCATGGCGTTGAACCGGTCGGTGTTCCAGCCACAGCGCTTGAGTAAGAGAGATGCGTGATGAGTCGCGCTGAGTGGGTTTTAGCATCACTTCCAATTGCTGGTGCAGCAGCCGGAATGTTCGTCGGTGGGCCGGCAGGGTTGCTGATCGGGCATTTGCTGGGGTTCGTGCCGATGTTTGTTTACGTGCTGTTCATGTGATGGGCTGGCGTCGGAGGTGGAACGCCATGAGCCAGAAGTTCTACTACGAGTTCCAGATGGAGAACCATATGAAGTTCGATGCCAAAGTGATCGAGAACGTGGCGCGGCAGATGTGCATCGTGGCGGGGTTGAACCCGGAGGAGTACGTCAACGCCACGGACGAAGACACGCAAACCCTTGCCGAGCGCCGGCGGTCGTTTACGGGGCCGCAGGACGTGTACGTGCCCGGTCCGAACAACTACCAAGGGAACGTGGTTATGGAAAAGCGTACGCTGCCGGGGTACGTCATGGTTACGTCGGTCTACCCCATGCCCCGCTGGCGCACGTTCCGCCCCGCTGCCTTCGAAGCCCTGCTGGGGTTCTATGCAGTCAAGCAGGTGCTCATGGCGGGGGAGCCAGTGCGCCCTGATCCGCACCCTGATCTGGATGACGACGATGACGTGGAGGATGCAGCGTGAAGTGTATCGATGAGGAGTGCATGCGCGCCGACAGCGCTGACGAGGGGACGTGTACCGACTGCAAGCTCATGCGGCTTGATGCCGAGATCACGGAGTACGAGGAGTGGTTCGCACGCGAGCGAGTTCTGTGGATGAGTGGCACGATGTTCATCGCCGTGCTGGCGCTGTTGTTCGGAGGACCGCGATGACGAGGACGTGCGCTACGCTGCTGTTCCTGATACTGGTGTGCAACCTGATGATACTGGGCGTGATACTGGCGAGGGTGGGGTCATGAGTGAACGCGACGCTGTGGCGATAAAGAAGCTCACCGACAAGCTTGATCAGGAGCTTGTTGCACTGGTGAGCCGTTGGGCGACGGAGCTTGGGGAGACGGACCTGACGGCGACGTTCATGCGTCACTCCGTCATGATGGCGCTGCACATCGAGACAGATCGGGTTAGCTTCATGAGGGTGGTAAACGAAATGTGGCGGTTCTATTCCGAAGCGAAGAAGCTTCAGGATGCACAGAGGACGGTTCAATGAGGCCCGAGACAGCGTTCTGGGTGTTCATCGCCTTCATCGCCTTGTACGCCCTTCTGACGCCCGTGAAGGGCACGCAGGAGTGCCACCGGGCCGGTCACAACGGAGTGTGGGTCTGTGAGTAAGCAAGAGAAGTTTGATCCCTACGATGCCCTTGGCGTCGGCCGCATGGCTGGCAAGGGGGAGATACGCGCCGCGTACATGAAACGGGCCAAGGAGACGCACCCGGACGCCGGGGGGTCAGCCGAGGAGTTCGAGAAGGTGAGCCATGCCTACAAACTCCTCACCGACCAGAGGTTGCGCGACCGCTACGACCGGACCGGTTCGACCGAAGCTGACGTGGATAACGTGCTGGCGAACGCAATCAACGGGCTTGGGTTCCGCTTCGCCGCCGTCCTTGGGCACCCGGATGCAGAGCGGGTGGATATTGTGCGCCTCGTCCGCAACTCGCTGGACAAGGACATCGACAACCACGTTGACGACATCAACAAGCACAAGACCAACATCGAGAAGATCGAGAAGATCAAGAAGCGGATCGTGAAGAAGGGGGGCAAGATGCACGACTTCGTGCAAGCCACCTACGACGACATGATCGGTGACGCCAAGAAGAAAATTCTCCACGCGGAGGATGAGATCAGGGCGTTTGAAAAGAGCAAGGAACTGCTTAAGGACTACGCCTGCAAGCCGCCAGAAAAGGACGACCCCAATGGGCTCGACGCTGCGATGCGCCGGTTACCCACTGGGTACGGTACCAATCCGTGGCGCTAGGTCCAGCCGCTCGTGTTGACCGGTGGCGGCTTGTAGGTGACCCGGTGGAGGGCGGTGGCGAACTGGGTCACCTGCCCCCCGTGCGCCGCCAGACACGCGTACTGCAGGGCGTCGGAAACGTGAGAGAACTCGTTCTTGTCCGGCAAGGGCTTCAACTGCCCTGATCGCATCTTGGCGAAGCGGTACCCGCCCGACATGGCGCGGGTCAGAACCGGGCACTTCTCGCGATCCATGATAAAAGCCGGCCCGCCGTCCCGCTGTTGAAGAAGGAAGGCTTCAACCGCCCGAAGGCGCGTGGATGGGTCATTCGACGGTGCTGGAAATGCTTTGAGGCCGGCACGCTTGAGGAGATCGAACTCCGTTTCCTCGTAGAGAGACGAGCGACTAGTCCCGGCCGGGTCACCGACCACGACGACCGGAATGCCGCTATAGCGCTCCTGCATGAGGATCGGACGCAAGTTACGGTTGATGTGAAGCTCAAGGCCCATATCCTCCGATATGATCTCCTCAAGGATCAGTAGCCGGCCTTTATGGTCTAGCTGTGTCACTACTGCGCAAGGATTACGACCAAAGTCTTGGCCGATGATCAAAGGCATGTGGTGCACAGGTGTCAGTTCGATGCTCTTGTGGTTCTCGTCCACCGGGGCATGGTAGCTGAGCTTGAAGCTTTCCTTGAACACTGCCGAGCCAGACGGGTCGTTGCCATACTTGGCGTGCACGTAGCGCGTGCACCAGTCAGCGTTGTTGTTGCGCAGAAAGCGCTCGTAGTAGCTGCGCCCCTGCTTGCGCCTTGCCGGGTCGTCCACGGCTAGCTTGAGGGTCTGGGGGGTCTGGGTCAGCCACTCAAGGTTCTCGGCGTTGTCTTCCATGCCGCCGGGCTGGATGAACACCTGCCAGTCGGGTGGCGTCTCCACGTCCATGAGCTTGTGCCAGTCGGAGCCCTCTGAGGGCATGTTTGTGTCAGCGATGATGCCGAACCACGTCGCGCCGCCCTGCGCGGCCGAGGGGTATCGTCCGCAACGACCGGCCAGTGGCGCAATCAGTTGCACGTCCATTTCGATAGCCTCCGACATCCACGCCCCGGTGATCTGCATGGACAGCAGCCGGGCTTGGTCCTCAGGGTTGTCGAGGGGGATGAGTATCCACTCCGAGCGCACGTCACCGATGCGGATGAAGATGGTGTTCTCCGACACCTTCCACTCCGCGATGCCGGACAGCCACGTCGTGATATCCTTCAGCACCGTGTCCTTCAACTGCTTGAGGGTCTGGCGCACGATGGCGAAGCGGGTGTAGCGGTACCCGTCCGGTGCCTTCTCCTGCTCACACGCGCGGCGAAAGATTTCGAACAGGCACCCGGTGGTCTTGCCCGAGCCGACCGGCCCGGCGATCAGCCTGAAGAACGCCTCCGACTTCATGAAGCGGGCGACTGTGGGCGGGGCGTGGTAAACGATGTTGGTCACTGCAGCTTCTCCACTGGTCCCGCCTCGACCTCGATGGTCAGGTACTCGCCAGCCTTGGTCGGTCCGGCCACGACGACCACGGCGTCTTCCATGTCGCACTCGTCGCCGTCGATATCGAGCATTTCCACGACAGGGATGATCTCGTCCGTGGTGTCGCCAACCACGATGATGTTGCCGTCCTTG